GTGTCCCTGTTAAATAAAGGTCATGTTGACCTTTTGCTGTTAATTCAATCAAGGCTCCTCTTGGCATTCTACAATATAGCAATATTTTTTTAAACGTTTTAAACCTTTTAAGTTTTAAAAAGTGTAAAAAGTTTTTTATTTATTTTCTTTTTTTCTTACGTCTCTTTCTTTTTCGTTTTTTCTTTCCAAATAGCATAACTTCTTGTTCGGCTTCTTCTTCAGAATTTAATAATTTCTGAATGTATCTTTGATGTTCTTCTTTTGCTTCTTCTTCTTTTTGATTATCATACATTTTTTGAAGGACCCAAAAAGGATATTTTTCTAACATTTGTTCAAGCTCACTGAGAGTAAAATATTTTAAATTATTTTCATCTTCACCTGCTTCTTCTGACAATAATTTTACAATGTCTTTTTTGTCTTTTCCTTTTAACAATAAATTTAAAAGTTGTCTTTTAGTTAATCTTTTTTCTTTATTATCAAGATAATCCTTGTAAATTTCTTGAAATTCTTCAGATTGTTTTTCATTTTCTTTAATTTGTTCTTTAATAATACCTATTTTTTTCTTAATATCCTTGTTTCTACTAAACCATTTTTTTTTCTTTTTTGTCTTTTTTTTATCTTCTTTTAATTTTTTTTTCGATTTTTCTAATTCTCCCATAGCTCTGTAAAGATCTCCTTGTTCTTGTAATCTAGTATCTCCTAAGTCACTATCAGCTTTAATTTCAAAATCTTCGTCATCTTTAAAAGGAATATTCACCCGATTAAAATATTCTTTGTCAAATTCTTCAAATTCAATTTTTTTTCGAGATTTTTCACCTCCAGGTGTTGGTGCATCATTTTCTCTTAATTTTTTTTGTCCTCTTTCATAAACTTCTTCATTTTTCTTCATATTTTCTTCACTCTCTTTTCTTTTATTTTCTTCTATCTTTCTTTCTTTTTTAATCTTATTGTTCCTTAGGTAAATCCCTGTCCCAACTCCTAAACCTCCTCCTAATAAAGTGGCTAATGCTACTTTTTTAAATTTTCTATTTTTATTTTTACCAAAAAGTGACACATTAAAAGCTCCTATACCCGCTCTATCGTCATCATCTCCCTTTGTTTCATCATCACGAGGCGCTTCAAAGTCCTCCGGTTCTGGTTCTCCGTATATATTCGAATATTTTTCTTCTTTTTCTTTTTTTCTTTTTTTTCTTATTTTGTTTGTTTCATGTTCAAAAACAAAAAGTCTAAGGTAATTACCTGCTCTTAATCCTAATACAGATGCAACAATAAATACTAACGCAGCTAATTTATTATCATCAATTTCATAATCTTTAATTTTTTTTATTTTTTGTTTTATTTCTTTTTTCAATTTTTTATACCTTTTACTTGTCATCTAATAAATACTAACATTTTTTTTTAAAAATAGTAGTATTCATTAATAATTAATATTTAACATTTTCTTTGAAAGAGTATTACACTTAAGTACAAAGCCGTAAAATTAATAGCGAATAATCCTGCACTAGCTATAGAATCACTAATACCTAATTGTGCATCATGAATTTTATTAGTCTTAAATTCTTTTCCTAAAGAATACCCTACAGCGACCAAAGGAGGAAGCAAAGCAGTAGCAATACCTATACCTACCATAGTTATTTTATCTCCCCAATTGAATAGAACACCAGCTGAAGCAGCTATAGCAGCACTTCCTAACAATAAATAAGGTTTGTTAGCTAAAGTTTTACCTCTACCTTCTACTACATCTGTTTCTGGTACTTGTCTAACAAAAAATCCAAATAAAAATCCTATCACAATTGGTACTAAAAACATAGCTAATAATTTATATTCCATCAATTGTCCTTTAGAACGGATTCTTTCTTTTCTTTTAAATCCTTCTTTTCCAAATTTCATAATAAGACCTCCTATAGGCGATATAAGCATACTACCTATAACAGTAGTTTCACTGTTTGTAGCAAAACCCGTAGAACATATGATTGAACCTATTAATAATTGTACATAATATTGTAAAGAACCTGAACTGTTTAGTTTACAAATATCCATATACTAAAAACAAATATTTTATTTATCTTTAATTAGCAAAAGCTAAACCTCCCATACCACTAGTAACTCTTAGTATATTATAATTCCTAGCGAATACATGAAGAGTCAATCCAACTTCAAGACTATTATTACCAGCCATACCTCCGTCTTTCCCTGTAGGTGCACTTGGTGGACCTATAATACTGTAAGCCATTTCTGAAGAATCAATTCTTGAAAAATTAAGAGTTCCGCTTGGTTGATGTTCTTCTGGTTTAATACTGAAACTGTAGTTATAAACATGACCATCAGGGACTTTAGTATGATGTTGATAAGGTTGTACTAACCTGTAATAACTAGAAGGACGGGGAGCTAAACGATCATGACCATTAAGTATGAATTTAGTAGTATAAGTATTAGCTAACCAATCACTACTTCTACCATTTGCAACAGTTCCTCTTGTTCCTTCTGGAGCATCCGCACTGTATAATGTAGGAGCTATGTAAGTATCTGTTGATGCGTCCCCACTAGGAGTAGCGGAGTAAGTATTATAACCAAAATTAAACCAACCATTTTTTTCACCTATTCCTTTGACAGCTCTATAATTTTCATCTCTGACTACCCAAATAAGTTCTTTTACAGGGTGATTGTAACCTAAGTTGTAAGTATGATTTGATACATCGTTTACAAAAGGGATTTCTTCAGTTGCTGTAAATTGTAATTGATCGATTAAGTATTCATGATTTTTTTGAGCGAATCTTCTTCTTTCGTCTGTATCAAGATATACATAATCAACCCATAATTGACAATTAGAAAGTTTTGCTTCTCTTTCGTCACCAGGAACTATATTAACATAGGTTGAAGGATTTATTTTATTTTTTGCATTTTGATGTTGAATTCTTATACCTTGAGCATTGCCTATACTAGTTGTATTCCCTTTGTTGTAAACAACAATAGCAAGACTATCAAAGTCTCTTAATTTAAGACTGATATTAACATCATGATACTGTAAAGCAATTAGAGGTATAGCTAATCCTGGATTACGATTAAACCAGAATTGAAGTGGTATGTGTAAAGTTCTTTTTTCTACAGCATTAAAAGGTAAATCTTCTCTTTTTGCTTCTCCTATCATTTTATCGTAACCGTATTCTTTTTCTGCGGTTTGTGTAAGGTCATTCCATATTTCTAACCATAATCCATAATGTTTATCAATTTCTTGACCTCCTATACTAACTGTTACTTCATCTATTAGTGCATGACCAACGTGTTCAGTCCAAGCTGCTGAATAGTCAGGTTGATTATTTGTACCAGAACGACTCTGCATACCAGCTGTAAGATTTGTATAATTAAAAGTTAATCTCACAGTACCACTTTTAGTACCTGCTGCTGAACCTGAAACTTGTACAGCCAATGCTGGTAAATCTGCAACAAGGTACATTTTACCAATAAGATCTCCTTTACGTGCAATATTACATTCAACTTTACTTCCGAAATCTGCTACACCAGAGAATGTTTGTTCGATAGATTCCATAGAAAAATTAGTACATCTTCTGTATACTATTTTCCAGAATGTTATTTGAGGATTACCTGTTAAATAAACATCTTGAGCTCCATAAGCGATTAATTGTATTAGACCACCACCCATACTTTACTTAAAAGAATGAAAAAAAAACCATTTTTTTTAACGTATTAATTAGCAAAAGCTAAACCTCCCATTCCTCCAGTTACTCTGAAAATATTATAATTTGTAAGGAACACTAATAGCTTTAAAGTTCTTGTTATTCCTGTATTTTTACTAAGGTACATTTGTAATTGAGCTTCATCTAATTTTGAAAAATTACAGGTTCCACTTGGTTGATGTTCTTCTGGGTTAAGAGAAAAGCTATAAACATAAATTTGATTATCTGGAATATGAGTATGATGTTGTAAAGGTTGTGTATAACGAAAGTATTCAGAACCCCTAGGTGCTATTCTATTCTGACCGTTAATTTGTATTCCATTCTTGTCTTCTCTACTAATCCATTCATGTTCTTTACCGTCTGTATTAGTCCCACATGTACCCAAAGGCATATCAGCACTACTTATACCATTAATAGTAATACTATTTGCATTGTCTCCTAAAAATCTTACTATGTCGTCTTTATTGTGTCCAAAGTTGAACCAAGCAT